GCATTCCGTAAAATACTAATGCCATTAGAACGTCTTCAAAGAATATCTCTGCTGTTTGTGGTCTAGCTAGGTATTCTAAGAAAAACGTATTAGCCGGCGCGTCTTCCATGCTAAATTTTGTTAAACCGTGCAAAGCACCTTTGGAACCTACACCATCTACAGTTCCTGATATATCGTAGCTGTCACAACCAAAAGCACCCATATGCTCGTTACCTGGGTGTTTAACACCGTTTTTAATTACAACTTTATTTTGTATATTTGTTGGTGGTACCCAGCTTACTTTAAATCTACCTTTTGGATCTGGATAAAATATTACTTGTGAATCCTTAATACCGTTAACCCATTGAAAATTACCTTTAGTAATACCTAATGTTCTAGACATTTCTTCATTGTAATCTATTTGCTCGTATAGTTTAACTAAATTAAATATACTATTTTTTGTTTCATCTCTAAATGCGTGCTCAGTAGTTCTTGGGAACTGTCTGTAAAATTCGTTTAATGCGTCTTGATCTCCTTTTAAACCGTCAGCTTCGTTTTGCCAACTATCTACAACTCCTATGTCTATTAATTCCCCATGTGGATCGAAGATTTCATGATCCGGAGTATCGAAGACTGGGCTTCCGTGCTCATCAATAAATCCTTCGTAGTTCCACTCCATTGGGATAAAAAGAGAATATAGCCCAGACGCTGTCTGTCCATTTCTGTTTCGCTTAGTAACGTCTGATGCATTATATAGTTTTTTAAAGTTTTCTCCACCCTTATCTAATGAATTTGATGTTGAGCCCATCATACATTTACCTATAATTCTACTACCTAATCGTAAACATGTTTTTGTAACTCGCCAATTATTTAATATATTATCAGGTCTTTCCCACTTACCACTTTCATCATGTACTAGTAACTTTAGTTTTTCACCGTCATAACTGTTATCACCTGTATTCTTCCAGTCTATAGTTGTATCTAATCCTTCTAGGTCTTCTAGCTTTTCGTTTGTTGTAATTTTCTTTCTAGTGAACTTAGAAGCTGGAACTCTATATGCAAGCTCGGATTTTGGCCTATCCATACCGTCTTGAATAGGACTAAAAAAGAAAGGATAATTAATCGATATAGGTACAACTTTGTCAGTAAACATTTTCTTAGCATCACTACCTGTTTTTGATAATATTCCAAACCTAGCATCACTTGATATTGTAGCTTGGTTGACTGTTTCAGCCGATGACATAAAAGAAAAACCAGACCGTCTATTTTTAAGGTAACACATACCATAACATCTTTTATCTGCTTTGCATGCTTCCCAAAATATATAGAATAGTCTGTTAGCTTCTCTGAAGTCTGGCGCGCCTACATCTATTTTACTCCACTGCAGATACATATAGTGCGTACCAGTTATGTATGTTGCTTTGCCTTTGTTGTTAAACCAGAAACCTTGCTCTCTACGTTTAAACTCTTCGTCTATGTAATCAAACCAGTCAGCTTTTTTTTCTTCAGCGTAAGCTCTCCAGTCAAATATGTTTTTAAGTCTACCTAATTCTTTTGGATATTCAAACTGTTTCCACTTTTTTTCTTTGTTGCTATACACACTACGCTCTTTCGGTAATGCTATCTGAAAGTTTTGTATCTCGTATATCTCACCTATCTCACCAGTCTTAGATATAACTACAAGATTGTGTTCTTTATTATAACCGTACTTCCACTTTTTACCTTTGTTAAGACGACTTATAGTCGTTTTCTTTATAGGTTCTACTATTTGTAGTAAATTCTGTTCGTACATTACTTAGATCTACCCTCTGCAAAACCTTTAAATACTTTAACCTCGGTTTTAGTTTCTTTACCTTCTAGTATGTTTTCTTCTTCTTGTATTCTATTCAATATTTCAAACGCATCAAATATAGCTAGTTTCTTTGTTGCTGCAGCATTTTTTAATCTGTCAGCAGATATATCATCGTCAGAATCTACAATAGCTTCTTTGGCAACTTTAATCAGTTCTTCAACTGCTTTATGCCCAGCTTGGATTATATTCTTCTTCGTCTCCTTGATATTCATATTTGATTGTAATAAAATTTGATAGTAGTCTATATAGTTTTTGGCCGTCTATAATAAACTCATATTCTGAGCTTGGCCTAAAACCTATTAAATCGCCTTTGTTAACTGTACCGTCAGTATGTTTGACAATGCCAACTAAAGGCTTTTCTTTATCTACACTTAGCTTGTTTGTAGATTTTACTGGTGCTACAAAACAATATCCTTTTTGCGCTTGCCATTCGGTATCTTTGTATAAGAATATTTGATCTGGTTGTACTAGGTAAGTTTCTTCATCAATATAACCTCTACTATTCTTTTCTATACCATGCTGGTTGTGCCATCTTCTAAATACATTGTGGTGCACTATAACCTTATCATTAATTTTTATATCTGTATCACCAACTGTAGGTATTGCTTTTACTATAGCTTCTCTACTAACGTACTGGTGGTTGAATATCTCTGTATTAACTATCAGTTCTTTACCTCCTATATCTTTTGTATTGTTGTATCTTGATTTTACTGGTGTTACAACAAAGTTGTAAACCGACTTCATTAATACTGTAAGTTATATTCTACAGATACAGCCATATTTTTGTTAAAGTCTTTCCAAGGTAAAACATCTTTACCTTTTCTAATATATACGCTGTACTTATTTTCTTCTTCTAAAATGTCACATATAGTATGACCACCATACACTTCTTGCCCAACGGCATAGTGCATGGCGTCATTCTTATAATCTTTACCGATACTAATCTTCCGTATTAGCTTCGACATCTTCTCTTTCAGTTATAGTACCATTTTCAATATTAATATTTACTTTACCGTACTCTTCTTCTAGTTTTGCTTGAAGATCACTTAAGTCTACTCTCATTTTAGTTATATCATGCATTATCATGTGCTTTTGAGTTTCAATTTGTCCAACCCTAGCTGTAGCACCGTTTAAAGCGTTAATGATTTCTTGTAGATTTTTTAGTTGCTCGTCTGTTATTTTTAAGTTTTCTGTTTTTGCCATTTTATTTAATTTAATTTAATTTTATAGAGATACTTTAAGCGCCTCTATATTCGCTTTTTGTTCTGCAGTTAATGCTGCTACAAATTCACTGTGTTGCATCTTTAAAGCTAAGTGTCTTTCGTTCCTAGCTAAAGTTGCTTTTTGATCGTCTGTAGGATTAGCTTCTGATCTTATAGATGTTACTATATTGTATGAATCCATTGAAGCTGGTACATCTGCTGCGTAGTCGTGTTCTATTGACATAATTTATTTATTTTAATGTATTATTATAATTACTTGTTTTTCATTTGTTTTACTTATTAGTTCCAAGGACTAGCTACATCTCCAGAGCAAAGTATTGTACCTTCAACAAACCATAAGTCTGCTGCTATGTTTGTACATTTAATGTAAGAACCTTTTATACCTCCTTGAGTGCTACCATTCATTCTTATTTCTACATAGTCATCACCAATTAAAGCAGGATCGGCAGTAATAGCATCGCTACTGTCTGTGTCTATTCTCATTAAGTTTCCTATAAATCTTTCGTTAGTATCGTCTGTTAATATTATTGAATGATTATTACTAGTAGCTGTTGCAGTTGTTATAAACTCATAGCTTTTACCTATTTGCGATCCATCACCAGAATCTGGTAGTGTTACACTAGCACCATCTGCATCACTAAAGTTAAATATACTGTTAGGAAAAGCAGCGGCGGCAGCTACGTTTGCACTTGCTGCGATAACAGGTTGTTTTAATCCATGAACTAAAGCACTTGTTGTAGTCGTTGTACCAATTACTGTTTCGTTATCTGCACCTACAGCAGAAGCTGCAGCGTCATAACCTATTATAATATTGTTATCACCAGTGGTAAGAGCATCACCACAAAGACCACCTATAATAGTATTTTTAACACCTTGAGAAATGCTTTTACCAGCTTCAAAACCCATAGCAGTATTAAATGGATTTGTAGTACAGTTTTGCAGTTTTAACGCTCCATAACCCACAGCGGTAGAACCTCCATAAACATCTTCAGTAGTTAGCGCTTCATATCCAACAGCAACATTTCTAACACCAGTAGTTAAAGCATCTCCGGCTAAAGCACCTATAAGAACACTTTCAATACCTGTTGTCATTAGTTTACCAGCTTCAAATCCTACAGCTGTGTTATAACCATTGTCAACGTTTAAAGTAGTTAAAGCGTGATAACCTATAGCGGTATTGTAATGACCTTCGTCTTCGCTGTGCAAAGCTTCAAAACCTACAGCCGTGTTAAAAACACCTGTTGTTAAAGCAAGCCCAGCGTTTCCACCTATTAGAGTGTTTTTAGTACCTGTTGTCACTGCCGCGCCAGCTTGATAACCAACAGCAACATTATAAGTGTTACTGTTTGTATTCATAGCACCATTTAGAGCTTGTGTTCCAATAGCTACATTTCTTGCCGAAGTTGTAAGAGCGCTTAAAGCGCCATGACCAAGACCTACGTTATCAGAAGCTGTTGTAGCCGAGGATAAAGATGCTTTTCCTACAGCTACATTTTGACTACCTGTATTTATAGCATCACCAGCTAAACCACCCATAATAGTGTTGTTAATACCTGTTGTTACTGCTCCACCAGCTGAATCACCAATGGCTACATTGTATGCATCAATACCTGCGTCTTGTACGTTTAAAGCGCCAGCACCAATAGCCACATTTCTTCCATGTGCGTCTTCCGTGCTAAGAGCTCCAAAGCCAATAGCTACATTTCTAGTTCCAGTTGTTAATGCGTCACCAGCTAAACCACCTATTAATGTATTGTTAACACCTGTTGTTACAGCTGTACCAGCGTTATGGCCAACAGCTGTATTGTACGCAGTACCGTCATAGTTTTGAGCCAGTAAAGCAGCATGTCCTATAGCTACACTAGCAGATCCAGTGTCTTCTGTACTTAAAGCAGCTTTTCCTATCGCAACATTTAATGCTCCTGTAGTAAGCGCATCTCCAGCTAAACCTCCAACTATTGTGTTATCAGTACCTGTTGTTATTGATTTACCAGCTTCAAATCCAACTGCAACATTATAACTATCACCATTGTAATTTAAAGCTTTAAGAGAATTATAACCAATAGCTATATTTCTTGAACCTGTATCTTCTGCATCTAAAGCATCCACACCTATAGCTACATTATAACTACCTGTTGTTAGTGCATCACCCGCTCTACCTCCTATTAACGTATTTTCAATACCTGTTGTCATTTGATAACCAGCACCATATCCTACAACTGTATTGTACCCTTCAGCTCCAGCGTTTAACGTTGCTAAAGCATCACTACCAACGGCAACATTTCTACCGTGTGCGTCTTCGGTAGATAAAGCACCATATCCTACTGCTACATTTTCTTGACCTGTCGTAAGAGCGTCTCCTGCTAAACTTCCAATTAAAGTATTTTTAACAGCTGTTGTTACGTTTAAACCAGCTCGATAACCCACGGCGGTATTATACATGTTTTGCCCTGCGCTACCTGCATTTTGATAGTGTAATGCTTCTTTTCCTATAGCAACACTTCTGTTACCAGCATTTGCAGAACTTAAAGACGCATATCCAACAGCAACATTATCAATACCTGTTGTTAGACCATCTCCAGCAAGTCCACCAACTAAAGTGTTAAAAGTACCTGTTGTTATTGTTTTACCAGTTTCGAAACCAATAGCTATATTATAAGCGTCTGTACCTGCGTCTTGCGCTAATAAAGCGTATCTTCCAATTGCTATATTACCACCGTGAGCATCTTCGGCGCTTAAAGCTGCAAAACCAATAGCCACGTTGTTTGTGCCAGTTGTTAAAGCATCGCCGGCTAAAGCACCAATTAAAGTGTTGTTAACTCCTGTTGTTATTGTTTTACCAGTTTCGAAACCAATAGCTATATTATAAGCGTCTGCCCCTGCGTCTTGAAGTAATAAAGCAAATTTCCCAACAGCTACATTACCGCCATTTCCATCTTCAGCACTTAATGCGTGGTAACCAACTGCAACGTTGTTTGACCCGCTAGTTAAAGCGTCGCCTGCTAAACCTCCTATAAGAGTATTTTGAACTCCTGTTGTTATTGATAAACCAGCGTTATATCCTACGGCTACGTTGTAAGTATCTGTGTTACTACTAGGTTGCATCGATGTTAAAGTATTGTTTCCAATAGCTACGTTTTTAGCAGCATTTTGTCCTCCAGCCATTGCAAGAAAACCTATAGCTGTGTTATGACTGCTAGTGTCTTCAGTGCTTAAAGCAGCATAACCTAAAGCTGTACTACTATGGCCTGACGTAAGAGCATCTCCTGCAAGTGCACCTATTAATGTATTATTAACACCTGTGTTCATCGATCCTCCAGCATTATAACCTACGGCAGTGTTATATGTATAAGCAGTAGTTCCATTGTCTAACACAATTAAAGCGCTAGAGCCAATTGCAACATTACCCGATTCATTAGTGTTAGCAGTTGAAAAAGCTCCATATCCTAAAGCAACATTATTATCACCTGTAGTTAAAGCATCACCAGCTAAACCACCAATCAAAGTATTTTTAATACCTGTTGATACTGCAGTACCAGCATCAAACCCTACAGCAGTATTGTACGCATCAACACCTGCATCTTGAAGTCTTAAAGCTCTATAACCAATAGCCGTGTTGTGTCCATGACCATTTTCAGTCTGTAGAGCTTCAAAACCAACAGCGACGTTAGCAGAACCTCCTGCTATAGCACCACCAGCTTTATAACCAACAGCAACGTTAGCATCTCCAGTTGTAATAGCATCCATTGCTAAAAAACCATAAGCAGCGTTATATTGCCCTGCATTATCAGTTGCAGAAACATCATGCGTATATAGTGAGTTACCCTCAGGCCCAGAATAAAAAGGTATGCCGTTGTAAGTGGTTGCAGTTACAGCGCCTGCAAAAGTTGCAGCCTGAGTTGAGTGATTTAGTGTTAAAGCTGTAGTACCACTTGAGTTTTTAAAATTCCAAGTGTTAGTTCCTGCTTCTAAATAATGGTCGCCTCCATGATCAAATGTTAAACTACTATTTAAAGTCACATTACCTGCAAAAGTTGCGTTACCTGCAAAAGTTGCGTTACCATCACCTGTGACAGCCATTTTAGTACTACTCCCAACTCTTGCTTCAAATACTTTTTCATTGGAACTTGTACCGGCTATTTTTGCTAAAATTCCCCAACCTCCAGAATTTGTATTTTCAAATCTTCCTGCCCAATTGTCATTTACATTAGCTGTAACATCTAAAGCCGTAGTACCTGAAATAACTAAATTACCTGCTATGTCAGCATTACCATTAATATCTAAGCTACCACCTTCTATTTCTCCAGAAGTTTGTATTTTACCTGTAAAAGTTGTGTTGTCAGCTGTAAAATTAATGTCATCTTCAGCGGAAATAGCCATGTCTCCTGTGTTGTGATTGTATCTAATACCAGCAACAGTAGAGCTTGATTCATCTCCAAAAAATATTGTACCGGTACTTGCGTTACCAGAAGATATTGTCATACCAGAGTCTCCAGGTCCTTTAACAAGTAAATTATCAGCAGCGGCATTTGCTGCAGCAACAGTAGCTGTTCCAATAGTTATAGCGCCTGTTGTTTGTATTGTATCTATATAAGCTGAGCCCCAATACTTACTTGTTGATCCGAGTCCTCCCTCGCCGTCCGCTCTTGGGACTATTTTTGGTGTTGCCATATTTTATTGTTTGTTTTTATTAACTATTTGCAAAAGGATTTGCTGTGTTACCTGTGTGATGTACATAACCTTCTATCATCCAAACATCAGCAGCTACGTTTGTTATTGTAAATCTACTACCAGTAATACCTGTAGTAGTACCATTCATAACTATAGCTTTGTTTGCTGTTACCGGTACATATACTAATTGAGCATTGTCTGTGTCAGTGTCTATAGCTGTTAATCTACCTATAAATTTTTCATTTGTTGTATCACTAAATATTACCTTGTGTGAATTAGATGTTGCTGTTGCAGTACATACAAATTCAAATGTTTGTCCTACAAGACCACCACCACCTGAATCTGGTAAAGTAACTACAGCACCGTCTGCATCACTAAAAGTATATATACTACCTGCAACTGCTGCCGCTACGTTTGTCGCAGCTGAAGCTATAGGTTTTGTTACACCTAGTGAAGGTATTAAACTACCTGTTACAGTAACACCTGCAGATGTTGTTTCAAACTTTTTACTATTGTCGTGATATAATTCTACAGACCCGTTATTATATGCTTTTAAATATGATTCACTAGCTGCAGAGTTTCCAAGGCCTATAAAATTTCCATCTGATCCTAACCATAAATTACCAGTGCCTTGATCAATAATAAAACTATTACTACCATCGTGGTATATTTGTAGATCTCCTGAATCACCAAATTTTGCCTTTATATTATCATAATGAATTGTTGCTTTTAAAAATCCAGTTTCAACTTCACTACCGTCAACTCTAAAATATGTAGATGTACCACCACTACCATCATCGGAGAGGAAATTTATATCTCCGTCGTCAGTATTTTGCGTTATTGTTAGATCACCAGTATTGTTTGTTATAAGAGAATTACTACCGTTGTGCTGTATTTCTAAATCAGCAGCATTACCAAAAGTAGCTTTTACACTGTCTGGTAAATAAATTTGTTTATTAAATACATTAAGCAAAGAACCACCATCTATTCTAAAGTATTCTGCTGTTCCACCAGAACCATCGTCTGATTGAAATATTATATCACCATCATCTACTTGTTGTCTTATAAGTAAACTGCCTTGAAAATTATCTATAAGACCGTTTGAACCGTCAGAGTGTAATTTTAAAGCTGCGCCAGAACCAAAAATCGTGCCTATATTATCATCAAATCTTAAATCTTTATGAACATTAGTTCTAGTGTTACTACCATCTAACGTAATGTATGGTGTTGTTCCACCTGAGCCGTCGTCACACTGGAATACTAAATCTTTATCATCAGTGTTTTGCTGTATGTATAAATCACCAGTACCACCTTGTTCAATATAAGAGTTAGATCCGTCGTGGTGTATTAGTAAATCAAGAGAACTACCAAACATCATTTTTTTAGCATCTACAAAAAAAGCGTTTTGACTAAACTTTGTTGCTGTTAGACTACCATCTAGCCTAAAATACTCTGTAGTACCACCTGATCCGTTGTCACTATAAAATATAATATCACCATCGTCAGTTTGGTTTCTTATTTTTAAATCACCAGTACCGTTGTCTATCCAAGTATCTGTACCATCATGCATTATGGTGCAGTCGTTGCCTGTGCCTAACTTTATATCTACACTGTCATTAAACCTAATATCTTTTTGCACTATAGTGTACCCTACACTACCATCTATAGTTATATAATTTGCAACAGTAGAGCTATTTGTAGCTTGAATAAATATTTTATCGTTGCTACCTTCGTTTCTAAGGTATATATCACTTGTTGTAGATGTAATATAATTACTATTGCTACCGTCGTGGTATATTTGTAAATCACCAGCATCTCCTACAAATATCTTTTGATTATCTGCCATTTGTAGTGGCTTAGAGAAAAAAGTTAAAGTACCTCCACCATCTATTCTAAAGTATTCTGCTGTTCCACCACTACCATTATCACTAAAAAATTTAATATCTCCATCAGTTGCATCATTCTCTACATATAAGTCTCCTGTTGCATTGTAAATATAACTTCTGTCGTTACTACCATTGTGATATATTTGTAAATCATGACTATTACCTAAAGATATATAAGAATTATCTGGCCAGTTTGTATATAATGCCGTAGTATTAGTACCGTCGTGAGTAGCTGAAGAGCCGTCTAAAGAAAAGTAAGTTGCAATACTTCCATTACCACTATCAGATTGAAATAGTATATCTTTATCATTATTATGTTGTACTAAATACAAATCACCAGAAGAAGCTTCAATAACATTAATTGTTCCATCGTGGTATATTTTTAAATCAGAACCAGTGCCAAAAGTAGCTTTTACATTGTCATAAAAATGAGTTTGTTTGAAAATATCTATAGTATGTTGAGTTCCATCAACTACAAGATAAGCGTCTAAACCACCTGTACCACTGTCTGACTTAAATATTATATCACCGTCG